CGTTTCCGCGTCCATCGCGGCAATAATGGTTTCATCGGTTTCGCCAGTGCGGTTGCGGTAAGTCGCAACAATTCCGTCGCGCAGCTTGTCCAGAACGCCCGCAGTCGCACGCAATTCCTCGGCATCGCCTATCGCAAGCGTCCAGGGGTTGTGGATCATGTAGAGCGCGTTCTCGGCCATGCGGACTTCATCGCCTGCGAGGGCAATAATCGACCCCATAGAGGCCGCGAGGCCGTCAATATGGGTCGTAATGGCCGCTGGATGGCGCTTGAGAGCGTTATAGATGGCGTTTCCGTCGAAAACCGACCCGCCGGGCGTATTTAGCCGCAGGTCGATATTCTGGACCTCCAGGGCGTTTATTTCGTCCACAAATTCCTTTGCAGTCACGCCCCACATGCCGATTTCGTCATAAATCAGGACTTCCGCCCTGTTTTCAGCCGCCTTGGCCGAAATGGAATACCAATTAGGCCGCGTCATTGGCAGCATCTCCGCTTGTTACGCCCGGTTGCAGCACATATTCGTCCAGCCCCGGAACCTTGTTGAAGTCCTCCAACTCGCGAACCTCGTTCCGGTTAAGCCAACCGGAGAGAATTGCCTTGTTGTAGGAGTCGAAACGGGCCGCAATGTCGCCCCGCAGAAGCGAGTTCACGTTGAACTTGCAAAAGTATTGCCCGCGCTCGCTGGGCAAGATCAGATCGCGCGTAATTGACTGCTCAATCCGGCGCAGCCACGGCCCAAGCGTGTAAACCACGAACTCGATGGACTGTTGCTCGATATTGGAGAAGGTGGCGCGCTCCAGATCGCCAATCATGTGCAACGGCACGCGGAAAACGCGGGCGATTTCCTGCAACTGGAAGCGGCGACTTTCCATAAACTGCGATTTGTCTGCATCGTGCGATAGCGGCTGAAATTCCATGCCAGCATCGAGCCAAAGCGTATTGCCATGTTCTGAACTGCCCGAATACGTCTCTGCAAAGTGCTTTTTCAGCAGTTTTAGGGCCTCTGGCCCCATTCCGGAGGCAGTTTTGACGACACCGGAAGGCAATGCCGCGTTTTTGTGCATGGATGCCGCCCGCTGTTCGCCTGCTATGGCAAGCGCAATCGCCTCGCGCGACACATCGACGGGCGGCAAACCAACGTATTTGTCGCTGCCCCAGCCACGGATGCGCCAGATTTTCTCGGCAGGAACGGGCGTGGAATCGCCGTCCACCTTGTAAAATACGCGCCCGCTGTTCTCATTGCGCCAGATTTGCACCTGCCAAGGCTCAATCGGCTCAACCGAACGGATGCGGCCCATGCCGTCGCGTTCAATCCAGTGGTAGGCCATGCCGCCCAAGCCAAGATTGACGCAGGCGGTTTCAAACATTTCCCCGCTGGTCATGAAATCGTTGGGGAGATCGTGCAGCACGGAATAAAGCGGGTGATCCACCGCCTTTTCCTTCCCGCCTTCCGGCAGGCGGCGATAGACGTTGACGGGAAGCTGGCCCACGCTCTCCGAAATGACTTTGACGCAAGCCATGACCGCAGAAACGCGAATTGCGTTGTTAGCCGTTACCGAAATACCGCTGGCGGTCTTCGTGGCCCATCCGGCCTCATACCAGTTGTCGTGGTCCTTCAGCGTAAATCCGAACATGGAACGCAGACGATCCATTAGGGTCATGCCGCGCTCTCCATTGCCATCAATTCATAAACCGAAACGGGTGCGCGAACATCGTTTGCCATTGCCGCCCCCATTGCCATTGCCAGTGCGATTGCCGCGTCGATCTTGTTCACTGACCGCGTCTTGGCCAGCCAGTGATTGCCCCACTTGTCCTCTTCGATTACCGCGCTCATCATCGCGGAAATCAGGACGGGGTTATTCTTCAGCCGCAACCGGCCCTCTAAAAGTGCGTCTTCAACCAACCGGATAGAACCCGGCATCCAAAGCCCTTCGCCGCCAGATTCCAGCGGCTTGCCCTTTTTTAATCCGCCTTGCGGATGTTCCACGAACTGAAGCGCAAGCCCCAGCTCGTTTACGTCTTCCTCGAACCGCTTGAATGCGAAGCGGTCATAGGCGACCATCTGCACATCGAAGTCGCGGTCGTATTCAGCCAATGTCTGCGCCACATGGCGGAACGAGACACTTTCACCTTGCGGCGCGTGTATGTGCCCCTGCCGCGACCAAACCGCATAAGGCAGCTTGTCGCGCAATTCCCGCGCCTGGAGCGTATCACCCGGCGTCCAGGCTTCAATCCAACCGTCGAAGGTAGGCTTGTTGTTCTCGTCCGTGCCGGTGCGGACAATCGCGCCAAGCGCGGTAATATCCCGGTTTTGCGACAGGTCCAGCCCAAGATAGACCTGCTCGCCGTGGTGTTCCTCGACCTCAAATTCCGCAATACACGGTTCCAGCGTCGCCCGCGTCATCCATGCCGTTTCTGCGTCCGTCCAGACGCAAAAGTGAAGCCGCAGGATGCCGTTCAAACTTCCCGGTAGCGCCTTCGCCTGTGCTACCGTCTCGGCAAGGTATTCCTCTGTGATCGTCACGCCCAGCAGCGGGTTCGCTTTGATCCAGCAAGTCGGATCGTTGAGCGGATCGTCGCCTTCGTCTAGCGCGCAAACGTAACTAAATGTCGTGTCATCAATGACGTTGCCCAAATAGGTCGGGTCCGTCACCGCGTCGATATTGCCAGCGGCCACCTTGACCGCGTGTTCATGTTCTTCCCATGCCACGCTGTTTCGGTCGCTACCGGAATTGGTAATCATAAACAGGAGTGGCTCGCGGCGGAACTTGAAGCCGCGCTCCAGCATTTCCAGAATCTTGCGATCCGGCAGTTCATGCACTTCGTCCGCCAGCACAAAGTAGGGGCGCGGGCCGGAGCCGGTCTTACCTGTGTCCCTCGACACCGGGCGGAAGAATGAACCGCTTTTGTGGTGCGCAATGTTGAACTCGCGCCCCATACCGCCCGCAAACTCCAAGCGGCTATTCAGCGCCGGAGCCGCCCGCACCATCTTGCAGGCATCCTGAAACAGAATTGCGGCCTGTTCCTTCTTTGCCGCCGCTGCGTAGATCTGCGCGCCAGATTCCCCGTCCGCAGTCATGCCGAACAGGCCGATGCCCCCAGCCATCGGGGACTTGCCATTCCCCTTGCCCTGCTCAATGTAAGCCCGACGAAAGCGCCGCGTCCCGTTCTCGCGCTTCCATCCAAACAGCGAACCAATGATAAAAGCCTGCGAAGGCTGCAACTCGAATGCCTGCCCCTCGAATTGGCCTTCCGACAACTTCAAGACGTTCTCAAAGAACTCGAATGCGTAGTCCGCTGCCGCGTGGTCAAACCAGATACCGTCCGTGCGCTTCATGTCGTCTAAATGACGCTGGCAGGCGTTACGAACGTGCGGACCCGCAACAATCTCGCCAGCAACAACCGCTTCGGCATAAGCCTTCGTTCGATCAATGAAAGAACTTGTCGGTTGGGTCTTCTTCTTCCCCATCCGGCACGCTCACTTTCGTTCGATCGGCAGGCGAACCGCCCATTTTACTAAGTATTGATTGCAGCATTGACAGCGCGGTAATGCCCACATCTTCACCTGAAAGGAGCCGCCCGCGAACTGATGATGCAATCTCCACTAGCGCGCGGTCGCTTTCGCCAAGCCAAGGCATTTCTTGCTTGAAATAAGCCCATGCCTTCACGCCATTCTTATCAAGAAATGCCGAAGGCTCGCCAAGGCTGCTAACTTTAGGTTCTTTCCGGGCCTTATGCCGTCCAGGATGAGAAACATCAGCTCCTGAAACCTTCGCCTTCCCAGCAGGAATACGGGGGTTTCCCATAGTTATCTCCATTCAGGCTATGAGCCTTAACTGCCCAAGCGGCCTGTCTGACTTTTCAAGATTGCACTTCCTGCATGAACATGCGGTATTTCGAGGAGAATGCTCGCCTCCAGCTGCAAGCGGAATGATGTGGTCTAACTCGGGCGCATTCGGTTCAAAGGTTCCGCGAAGCCGTTTTGGCGTTCTAATACCGCAGATATGACACCGCCAACCGTCTCGCTTTAAGACCTCCAGCGGATCGAAGTATTCCCTATTCAACCGCATCAGTCGCGCCCGCCGCATTGCGGATGAGCGGCGGTTGTTCACGCGGCGGCTACAATCTGTTGAGCAATAACGGTTCTGCGGGTGCGTGCCTTCAAACGCAGTGCCGCACTCTAAGCAATTTCGCTGCTCCGGTTCTGCCCCGCCATGACAAGCCGCCTGCCCACACTTAGCGGAACAATATTTAGGGCGAGTGGTGAACACACCGCATCGTAAACACGGCGTGGGAGGCTTACTCTTCTTGGGAACTCGTGAGGGGGCTACATAGCCCTTTTTATATCGTTCCCGGCTGCGAATTGAATCGCGCAGCTTTTTGCACGCCAGTGAACAACAACCCCGCCGTTGCCCCATCTGGCCACTCCGCCAGATAAAATCCCGCCCGCATTGCTTGCATTGCTTAATTCGATTAACGGCCATTTCAGCCGTGCCCTGAACTTCCAACTGGCAGCGTGCGTTTTTGAGTTCGCCGGCGGTGTCCAGCGGTCAGCTTCCAGAGATTCGACCACCCCCCTACCCGGCGGGCCACCCGTCCTCGCCTATCGTCACCCGCGCCTTGTGCCCGAACTCTTCCCGCGTCACCCTGTCGTGGCAGTCAGCGCAAAGGCAGCGTATGTTGTCGTCTGTATCTTCACCGCCCTTGGCAAGCGGCAGTATGTGGTCGGGCACGGTTGCGGCTGTTGTCCTGCCTTCAGCCTTGCAAATGCGGCAGAGCGGTTCGTTGGCCAGCCTGCGCTCACGTAGCTTCTGGCCTTTGCGCCCTCTTATCCGCTCACCCATGCCAATGCGGCTCAAATTCGATTGTCTGCGTCAGTATGCCGTCTTCAGTCACGAAGCTGGTGCACTGGTAGAAGTAACCCGCCTCGTATGTCTCAAGGAACTGTGCTTCGTTGGCGGGTAGGTCTTTATTCATTGTCCCGCTCCTGTTCGATTGCGTCCCGCTTGCGCTGTGACCGTGACCGCTTGGCGTGCCTTGCGTCAGGGATTACCTGTTGCGGTGTCTGCCGTGCTTCGATGGCGTAGGGGTTGCGGTTAGTCACCAGCCCCCTCGGTCAGCATTTTCTTAGTCGCGCAACGCTTGCACCACACCCGGTCGCCAAGCATTCCCTTGATGCTGAAATCATGCCCAACCACGCGGCAGATAATCCGATTGATAGCTTGCTCTGTCATCAAAACACCCACGTTGCCAATCCGACGAACGCACCGCCAGCAATAGCACCCGCGCAGAACATGCAGCGGCCTACCCAAAGGCGGATACTCTCTTCCCACTTGTCTAGGTCGATCATGGCAGGCTCCGTGATTAACCCCGCTGTGCAAGCCAGTGAGCGCACCAGCGGGGAGGCGGCAGGAGGATACCGCCTATCTCAAATAAGGGCCTCCCCTTGTGCCGTGGCAACAGAGGAGGAGGCCACACGCCGCGATCAACTCGGCGCGCCCCTTTGCGGGGGACATGGTATCCCGCCACGCGCAGCAGATGCTTCCGCCATGCTTAATGCTCTAGGCTGTAATGGTCTGCGGAAGATGTGGGTGGCGGGAAAGGGGTTGCGGGGCGAGTAGCCTAGCACGGCTTACAGTGCTCCCGTAGAAGCACCACCACTCACGCCCCGCAATTCTATCGCCCCGGCGCTGGGTTCGCACGCTCGTTAAAGCAATTGCGCCGGGGCTATCCTGGCAGGGGGCGGGCCGGAAACTAATCCGAACCCGCCATCCCTAGAACCGGGTTTCCCTGGCTCTGTGTACCTCTGAAACTGGTGCCCCAGCGTCCTACCGCCGGGGCCGGGAGCAACTCTCGAAAGAGCGGGTTAATCTCCCTTAAACTCTTGGTCATTTATTGCGCTCTGACCGAAGCGAGATTTAGGATCACCGCCTTTTGGTCGCAATTATGCATAATTCCCGATGGCACACTTTCAATTTAAAGTCAACCCTCAATATCCAAGTTTCATCGCAATGACGCTGGCGACGAAGCCCACCGTTGTTTTTGCCGCCTGTATCTGCTGCGCCGTGTTGTTCGCCAGCTTCGACCCCGCACGGCCTGCCGGTTCGTTGTGCCTCACTACGTTTTCGAAGATATCCCAGAACTGGCGTGGCACCAGCTTCTTGCGGAAAGCTATCTCGTCTGCCGCTTCCTGCCGCGTGTAACCCTCGCCGTGCGTAGAGGCCGCTATGCGCTCTCCATAGGCCGCTGTGAGCCTTGGGCTGCCCATACGCTCCCAAAACGTCTGACAGTCCGCTATGGCCCTGCAAGCGCCGTGATCGAAGCCCACGCCGCCTTCCTTCATCCACTTGGCAAGCACCGTGCTCTCCTGGTTGCGGTAGGTCATAACCTTCGTGTTCGTTTCGGTGTGCGTCACGAAGTCCCGATCCATGCCGCGCTTAAGCTGTTCAGGCGTGGGCAGGATGTTATCGTTGCTCGGGCTTAGTGCCTTGCTCTTGCCCTGCTTCCGCTTCTTCCTTGCCATTGTGTTTTCCTTCCCGTCCTAAGCTCGCTCGACTGCAACTTCGTCGAGTATCTTGCGTGATTTTGCGCTGGGAAAGCGGGATGCGTTCGCAACCGCTAAAGCCAGATCGGTGTCGAACGCTTCGACTGTGCCAAGCTGCTTCCGTAATTTGGCGACGATCTCGCTGCGAATATCGTTCGCCTCTTCCATCGTGAATTGGCTGGCACGACGAATGCTGAAGACGGTATCGAAAACGTGCGTCCATTCGGGCATTTCTCCAGCCCATTCGCCAATGACCAATTCAGTTAGATGCCCTGGTGAACCTGTTTCGCCTTGCGCCACGAGGAACGACAGTTTGTCTTCGTGATAAATCCGAACAGGACCAATGATGGCATCAGGGCCGGTAATGTGGCCCAGCACCGGATCGTCTTGCACGGCATAGGGCTTGTATGCCTTCTTCGGCTTGGCCTTGGTCTTCCGGTTGTGAACGATATTGAATTTCGGCTTCTCGGCCTTGATCGCCTCTCGCTCTGCATCCAACGCGGCTTCGCGTGTCGGGAACCGTTCAATCTCGACCTTGGCCACTTGGTCAAACCATCGCGAACCGTGAGCGTGCTGCTTCGTCCTGGCTGGCCATGACAGGCTGATGCCCACGTAGAGCAATTCGCCGTCTGCATCGAAATGACGATAGAGCGAGGTGGTCACGCCGACACCTCGAGAGGCTGGGTGCCCTGCGGCCCATTACAGGGGGTGCGTAGGTTTGTGCGCAAAATGGCGCGTGATTTAACGCGCTTTTGCGTAAAAACCTTCCCCCTGTAAGGGGCACGCCATTTTACGCCGCACTTCTTGCGTAAAATCTGCGTAAAATAGAAACGTGATTTAACGCACATTTTCAGGCATCCCAGGACGAGCATTTTCAGGTGCAAACAGGCCTTGCTTTTTCCGGCGCTGGATGGGGCACTGGTAATGGCTTTCGACGATCACGCCGTTCTTCCGCCATGCCGCCAGAACCTTTCGCGCCATCGCTTCGGACAGTTCTGCAATGTCCATGAGTAGGCATCCGGCCCACTTCCCGCTCTCTTTTGAGCCGCCCCGCGTGGAAAGGGTGTAGCGAGAGCCATCAGGCATCCCGCCCTCAATCTTGTCGAGAATGAGGGTAATCGTGTGCGTGGAAAGCCCGTCAAAGGCATCAGGCGGGGTCCAAGGCACCAGCGCGCCCACTTCATCGCCAGGACGGTCCTCGGTGCCATTGTCGAGCAACACGCCGACTTTCTGGAACCAGCGCGCCTGATTGGTCTTGAGAGACTGGTTGGCCTTCGCGTCGTCGTATCGGACGTATAGGTGGCGCTCTGCCTGATCCACGCCGAGCAGTTCCGCATCTTCCTGCGTCATGGGCATGAGCGTGGCGCTGATGCGGGTGGAATTGACGATAGCACCGCCACCACGGATCACATTGGCATCGCCCGCGCCGTTGCCTGCATATTTGACAGTGTGGTGGACGAGATAGACGACGCAGCCGGTGCGACGGGCGATCTCATCACGCCAGATTTTCATGCACCATTTGACTTCGCTGTTGTCGTTCTCATCCCCCTCGAAGGTTTCCGCGAATGGATCGACTATCAGCACGTCGATGCCGCGTTCCTCGATGTAGGCGCACAGGCTTTCGACAATGGGCGTGGTGCGGAATGTGCGACCATCGGGTGAGCGGCCGGCGACCACGATGTTCTCCGGTGCCGGGGTAATCTCAATCATGCCGCGCAGGTCTTGCGGGTCGTAATCCATCACGCGGCGCGCAGCAGCGAGGCGGCGGCGCTGTTCGTCCAGATCGTCCTCGACGTTGATGATCGCGGTCTTGCATGGGCGAACGGGGCGGAAACTGCCCCACGGCTCACCCTTGGCAAGCGTCATGGCGAGTTGCAGCGTGAACAGGGACTTTCCCGATCCACCGGGCGCGGCCAGCATGTGCGTGTAGCCCGACAGCATCACGCCGGGGATCAGCCAGGGGCGAGGCGGTATGTCGGCTTCATCGAAGTCGAACGCATCGACAAATTCGATTTCACGCGGCGCGGCGCTTTCGGCAGGCTCCGGCAATTCCACAATCGGCTCCCGGTCCTCGTCGCCCATTTCCTGCGCGTGTTCTTCGGTCCAGCCTGGGTCCTCCGTGTCGATGGGCGGCGGGGATGCGGCAGGCATTGAGGCGCGGCGTTCGGAGTAGAGCGCGCGGAATGCCGACTTGTGATCGCCGCCATGTTCAAAATGCACGAACAAGTCGTAGGCATCGCCGTAGCAACCGGCCTTGCAGGTCTGCCCGATGCGCGCGCCGGTATCGGAGCCGGAGAGGCTTACCCAGTGGTCTCCGAAGACGCGCGTGGCATAGGAGCCGCTTGTCTGGTTGGGAGAGCGCCAGTCGTCCGCATTGCGCAGGGAACGCTCGTAGCCATAGAGTTCCAGAAGCGTGTCAATCTTGTTGGCGCGGTTGAACTCGTCAATGATTTGCGCCCCTTCACGCGGCGGGGATGCAGCGCGGCGCTGTTCGGCTTCGGCGCGGATGCGTTGGCGCTCACGTTCATCGGCCTCACGCTTGCGGCGAATTTCCGCGACACCGACAGCGATAGGGCCGGTGGAGAGAGGCAGGCCGGGAGCATTCGTCCCGCTGGACTTGCGCGCATAGTAGAGCGGCTCGCCTTCCTCGCCGCGCAAGGCATCGCCGGTCTTGGCATGGGTGAGAGGGACGTTGGGGAGATAGACCGGCTGCGCAGCACGATCGAGCGCACGATCCATGATAACGTCCGCGCGGTCCATGAAATCGAAGAAGGCGTTTTGCGCATCGCACCAATGCTCGAAGCGCAGTGTGCGAGAGATCGGGATAACGATGCGCCAGCGCATGTCACCGGGCTTCGCGTGGGCACTGGAATAGATCAGCCAGGCGCTGTCACCCACAAACCCGCGCACCAGCTTCTCGATTTGCTCAAGCGTGTGGTCGCCGCCGTCAATGTCGCCGGTCAGGGCGACGTATTCACCCTTGTCTCGCTGCTTGGCGTGTTCACGCGCGCCGTAGTCGCAGTAGAGCGAGGGGATGAACGCAGGGCCTTCACCCTTCGGCTTGCTCTCCGGCTGCATGGTGAAGATCGAGGCCAGCGAGAGTGTGTCGTAATCCTCGCCGGTTTCGATATGCGTGTCGAACATGCCGCCGAAAGTGACGACAGGCCAATGGTTCCACTCCGGCCCGATACGCCCGATCAGGGAGGGATTGTCGTTCGCGCTCATGCGGCTTTCTCCGGCAACCAGCCATCGCTGCGCATAATCGCAAGCATGGCTTCACGTTCGGCGGGGTCGTCCTGCGACATGGCAATATCGAACAGGACGCGGGTGAGTGTGTCGTTCAGGCTTTCGGCTTCACGCGGCACGGCGAACCTCCGCCACCGGGAAGCCCTGTTCGCGCAGCCAGTTCAGCGCGTCATAGGGGTCGAAGAAACATGCGGCGGGGATGCCAAGTTGCACACAGCGGTTGCCGAACTCGATTTGATTGCGGGACAAAGCACCAGGACGACCGCCCTTCGTGTATCCCTTCATCTCGATGAAAGCGGGGAGAGGACCGCGCCAAAGGCAAGTCAGGTCGAACACCCCGGCGCGGATGCCTTCAGCCTTTGCCTTGCGGGGATTGCGCTTCCCGGCGTTGGCGTTGGCGAAGATCATCACGCGGGGGGCGAACATATGGGCGAGGCGCAGCAGCGTGGTTTGCCGCTGCAACTCGGTCCAGTCCTTCCGCTTGTCGGGCGGCTGCACGAAAAACTCCGGTTCGGGATCGAGGGGAGTTTCCAGCGCAGACCAGTCCACCGCGTTCACTGCGCCGCCCTCTTGCGCTTTTCGTTTTCGAGAATCTGGATCACTTCGGTTGCAGGCACCCCGTAGGAGCGCGACAGGCTTTCCACGTTCAACCCGTCGAGGTTTTCGCGG